CTCCGGGCCTCAGCCAGTGCTAGGACAGCACTGTTGTGCGTAGGGATTTACCTACGGCTTGCCTTTCACATCAGTAGGAGCCTTCAATGGTTACGATATATGATCCTTTGCCTCTTCACAGGTTTGATACCCGTGGATTGCCAGAGGGTTATGATCCTCATATGTTATATGAGTATCGTTTCCAGAAATTGAAGGATAATCCTGCTTCAGCTCTCGAATGGTTTCTCTATAAGTACATCCCAAATGGGCTTATTAAGTCTTTCGCTTTTGCGATTGACCCAACGGGTCCGTTTAAGGTTGCACCTGGAGTTATCACTAATGAGAATCGTACAAAATATCGTGCTGTCGCTTCTGTTTTGCAGTTGCGGCGTGTACGATATCAGCGTCATGTTACTGCCTTTGCTTCTGGAGTCAATTACTCCGGCATTGGCGGTTGCACGGCGCCCTATACGATTCCCACAGGGTTTCGGGATGATTACAGTCAGGGCTTGGTGAACCAAGTCCCGCTGCCCGATATCCTTCGAGATACAAGTTCGCGCACCAGGCTGATGGGCTCGAAACAAGGCACCTTGACTATGTTTAAGGGCTTTGTTAACAGTCCGTCACGCACGGTCGCTGACTTGCACTCCAACAATTCAGAGTTTTACTCGACCCCTGGTCCGTTCGATTCCTGTATAGCTGCTGGAGGTTCCAGCACTTACAAGGACGGCGGTTCGGACAATAGGTACTCTATAATTGATGGAGCTGGAGCAACGCTGTCTCTCAACACTTATAACAGCCTAAGAGAACATGAGATTGCATACAATGTTGGCCTGTCTCAGGCTAACATAATCTCATTACTGAAAGGGTGGAGTCCTTTTAATAGGGACTACACTCTATTCAGGAACTTGGCTGAGCTCCGTGATATCCCGAAAAGCATAGCGTCATTAACGCGAAGCGTTCAGGACTTACGGTCGCTGTATGTTTCCCTTGCTAAGTCACCGTCTACGAGAAAGATTGTTTTCGATCTCAAGGCCGTGGCGAAGGACATTCCGAATGAGTATTTGTCATACCATTTCGGGTGGAAACAGACTTATAAAGATGTTGTCGACTTGTTGAATGCCCCCTATAAGCTTTCTAAAAGGTTAAACTTTTTGATCGCTCGTAGTGGGAAGCCAACAACTTTTCGCTCGAAACGTGAGTTCGTTTCTGGCGAATCGGGCGTCTCGGGATTTGACTACGAATATCTCAGAGACGAGTACCCGCCCCCTTCTGGGGCTGACTACTCATCTCGTATCAGTAGAGAATCGGAGCTGCGTTTAGTTATAAACGCTACCTTTGATTTTCCGCCGATTTCGAGTGTTCGTTTCCGCAATGATCTTTGGATCAAGCGGTTAGGAATCGAACCTAGGGTCACGGACGTTTATAATCTCGTACCGTGGACCTGGCTGGTTGACTACTTTACGGGCCTTGGCAATTATGTTGAATTGATAGACAACATAAACCATGATCCGTCGTTGATCAACTGGGGTGTGATTACCTGCGTTAGCAAGGGTAAGCTCACTACAGATTTCCAGTCAAATTCGAATCGCAGCTACTACCATTATGTAAATAACGTTAAAACGGAAGACACCTTTAATAGGGTGGCCAACCGTCATACGTCTATTTACGATTACGTGTGCGAAACACGTAGGGATGTAGCTACCATTCTTGATGTGAAAACAACTTCTGAGCCGTCGAGTTTAACGACTTATCAGAAGTCTATAATCGGTGCACTGCTTGCGCAGCGTCTCGATCATTCAAGGAAGGGGACATTCCGTCCTACTTCCTAGCTTTTATTTCACAAGGAGACGTCCTATGTTAGCAGATCCAGTCACAGTTGCCGCCGCTTCGCCCACGCCTTCACTCGTCTTGGCAGTTGTCAAGTCGGATGGGTATGGTTCGGAGCGGGTCGACACGGGAGGTAATGGCTACTCTGTCATTACCAACCATTCGAAGAATAAGGGCGGTGGCTCTCGGCACTACGTCCAAATGACGCAGTCCGTTGATGCTGTCGATCCTTATTCCGGACTGACGAAGAAGCAGGTTGCTTCCGTCAGCATCACTATCAATCGGCCAGGTTTTGGTTTCACCGACGCGTCTATTATTGCGTTGGCGAAAGCCATTACTGACTATCGAGATGATGGTGAAGTGACAACGGCGCGGCTGATTCAGTTTCAATCGTAATTCATCTTGAAGGAGAGACGAGATGTCTATCCGGGATGATTATGAAAAAGACTGGAAGCAAGCCACTCTATATCGGCTTTGGTATTACATCCTCGTGCTTGGTCTTTTGACCATTTACTTGGCTGGATGCTCGGCCGATACGGACAGGTCTCGCGATATTGACCTGGCTGTTAAGGGGTCATATACCCCAGGAAAAGCTACCGGGACTCGGAATCAAGTACCTCAAGGAGGAATTGATGAAAAGTCCGGTGTTACTCCTGCAAAGTCTGTGGACTGATATCCGCAGATTATGTCCTGAAGTGAAAGGCCTCGATCGTGATCTCGTTACGATCGAGAAGAGGTTCGAAAACGAAGGCTATGGTTTCCTAACCAAAGCTTTACCTGCTTTAGGTGATGCCTTTACTCAAGGTATTCACACTGGCAGGTTCGTCTGTCCCGATGGCTTTAAAACAGTCAAAGGGGGAGCAATCCCGAAATTTCTTTCAGGTATGCTCTACGAGGTATTCGAACCGCTCACCGGGGAGCTTAGAGACACGGCCGACTCAGGCCTTATAAAGTGCATAAGAGAGGCACTTTATGTCTTTAAGAAGACTCAGATGCCTTCAGAGGACGAATTAGTCCTCCATAAAAAGGCTGTTGCTGAGTTTTTCCGATGTGATGATACGGCCGGTCAGGTAATTATACCCGATCGACACGATCATCTCATTGGCATTGTGTCGAGACTGGTTCTATCGGGACTTAGTTCTGTCCCTTTAGAAGAGATCCAGTTTAAACACGGCCCTGGTGCCGTCTATGAGGGCTTGAAGGCTAACCAGAAGTGGTCGGCCTTGTCGGATGCTATTAAGAACGAAGCATTCGACGTGCATACTTATGGCTATGGTGACTTTGGTGTGAACCTCACCGAACTTACGGAGAGGACCATTGTTACCGAGTCGAAGGATGCATCATTCTGCTCTTTTGGCGGAGCTTCGAGTCGCACTGCTAGACTAATCACGGTGGCGAAGAATTCGACATCGCGACGAACAATTACAGTAGAGCCTATGGTGAACCAATTTGTTCAACAAGGTCTAAATATCGTGCTTCGGGAATATATTGCCCGCTGCCCGGTCCTTAGTAATTGTCTAGCACTTACCGACCAAAGTAAGAATCAACACCTTGCTTTGGAAGGCTCCCGTACCGGTAAATGGGCAACCATCGATTTGAAGTCTGCATCAGATCTTCTAAGCATAAAGCTTGTCGAATCTGTATTCAGACATCATGGTCTTTTCTTGGACCATATGATGAATTGTCGATCTACCCACATTGATTCGGATATCATGTCCGGTCAATTACTGGCTAAGTTTGCTGGTATGGGTAACGCCTTGACTTTTCCTGTTCAAAGTACCTGCTTTGCGATTGTCTGCATTGCAGCAATACTTGATCAGTGGGGTCTTAAACCCACACAGGCAAGAGTTAGGCGCGCGGCTCGGCAAATCAGAGTTTTTGGTGATGATATCATCATCAATTCTGATTATGCTCTTCAGTGTGTGTCCTGGCTTGAGTCTGTTGGCCTCAAAATCAACAGAAACAAGAGCTTCCTCGAGGGTAACTTCCGGGAAAGCTGCGGGGTCGATGCATATAAGGGAGTCGACGTGACTCCCCTGTATGTTAGATCCCGTCCAGATGACCAGTCAACAGAGCCTAGTGCCATAGGAGGACTAGTGGCGACCAGCAACCAAGCATGGATGCGTGGTCTATACGAGTTCTCCGCCGAACTAGCCCGTGAAGTTGAGGAGCGATTAGGATATGCTCTTCCTCTTGTGGGGCGAGAATGCGGTGCACTAGGGTGGCATAGTCGTCTTGACGCGATGACTCCAACTCGTTGGAATTATCACATACAGGCGTTCGAAACTCGAACGTTTGTACTGAAACCGCTGAAAAGGCGGGATCGGTTAGACGGTTATGCTGCACTACTCAAGTTTTTTCACGTTCCTCTTCTTGGAAGAGGGCGTAATCATCTTGAGCAGTCTCCTATTCGGTATAAACTCCGGATAGGGTTGACTTGGGTGCCTACTTACGTAGGTTAAATCAGGTCTGAATGAAATCAGCCTGTCAGAGATGGCAACTATCTAGAGAGGCCCCCCCCAGAGGGGGGGGCATGTACGCTCCACTTTGATTGTGGTTCGTTCCTCCACTAGATTGCTTGGGGTCGGG